ATAACATATTTTTAAAATTTAAGGCAGATGGAATAGCTAAATCCTTAAATTTATCTGGCAAATTTGTTATAGTTCTAAAAGATAAAGAATTATTTTCTAAATAAGGCATTTATATATATAGAAAATTATTTATTAAATCTTTTTATATCATTAATAATTTTACTTTCTCTGTTTGTTTTTATATAATTAATAATATTTTCAATATCAGTTTCATTTGTCAAGCAATTTTTTAAAGCTTCGATTAAAAATTTATAGGATATAGGTGTATTTTGTTTAGTTTCTACAAATTTTAGATAGTCATTGCCTATTTTGATAGTAGCATTATTTAAATTATTATTACTAATATGTTGATATATATCATTTTTGTAACTATTTTTTTTCTCTCTTAATTCATTAATTTTTTGATTTAATTCTTTAATTTTGTTGTCTAAAAGTAACCAATTTTTAATATTATTTTCCATCGATATTATAATGTTAAAAAATAATATTTAATAATATTTAAATATTATTTAAATCTCATTTCTTATTAATAAATTTATAATAAGAATTTAGCGGTTCTGTAAGGAGCTTTTAAGACTCTTTTACCGAATTTTTAAAGGGATTTGCGGCTTTTGCGGCGTTGCATCATTTTTTGTAAAGCTAAAAGACCAAAAGGAAGGGATGCTCTTTGAACCATGCCAGCTCCACGCGATTTACGTGATCCACCTTTGCGTGATTTTTTCATCATCATCATTTTTTTTGAATGACGACGAGGTTTTTTCATCATCATCATCATCATTTTTTTTGAATGACGACGAGGTTTTTTCATCATCATCATCATCATCGCTTTCGATTTACGTGATCCACCTTTGCGTGATTTTTTCATCATCATCATCGCTTTTGACTGGCGACGAGGTTTTTTCATCATCATCATCATCATTTTTTTTGAATGACGACGAGGTTTTTTCATCATCATCATCATCATCGCTTTCGATTTACGTGATCCACCTTTGCGAGATTTTTTCATCATCATCATTTTTTTTGAATGACGACGAGATTTTTTCATCATCATCGCTTTTGATTTACGCGAACCACGTCTTTTCATTGATTTTTTGTGGTATTTTCTACGTTTTCCACCAACCATTTCTGCGGCTTGACAACCTGCACCACCAGATAAAACAATACGATTAGTCATATATAATATTGTAAGAAAATTATTATTTAAAAAATTGAAGGTTTATTATTTCGAAATAAAAGAATAAAAATCCCTAAATGTAAAATAAAACTCACAATTACAAAAATTAAAGATAAATAAATATATGGATATATTTCATTTAATAAAGTTTTAGTAATTATTTGTAAAAATGGATTGAATATTTCCTTAATTTGTTCCTTAATTTCTTTTTTATTAAGTAGAAATAAACATTGCTCTATAAAATTCTCTTTCATTACATTATTTGATAAATTTTTTTTATTATTTATGCGTCTTTAGAAATATATAATTTTCTAATAAATAAATTAATAATAATGGAAAATATAATTGATCCAACAGATACTTTTAATTATGAATTAATTAATTTAGATAATCCCACGCCTGTTCAAGGAGGTTGTTTTTTTACTAAATTAAATTGTGGTGAAAAAAAATTACCTTTATATTTACAATTACCTAAATGTAGAAGTAAACAAGGAATATGTAAAACAACATCGTCTAAAAAATTTTTTATTGATTTAATATTTAATTCTTATGAAAATAATTTAATAACATGGTTTGAAAATTTTGAAAACAGATGTAGAGAATTAATTTTTGAAAAAAAAGATAATTGGTTTCAAAGCGAAATGGATTTAGATGATATTGAGTCACATTTCAATAGTTGTATGAAAACATACAAATCAGGTAAATTTATTGTTATTAGATGTTATATTCCAAATAATAAGACTATAAGAAAAAATTATTGTTTAATTTATGATGAAAATGAAAATATTCTCAATGTAGAAGATGTTAAGGAAAATTTAGAAATAATTCCTCTTATAGCAATTGAAGGAATAAAATTTTCATCAAAAAGTTTTCAAATAGAAATAAATGTTCCACAAATTATGGTATTAAAAATGCCTGAAGAAATTAAAACAGGATTTCTTATAAATAAGAAAACTAAAAATAATGATAGTGGTGAAACTATTGATAATAAAGAAGAAATTGAAGAAAAAAAACAAGATTTATCAAATGATAATAAAAATACTTTAGAAGAAGTTCTTCATTTAGAAAAAAATATAGATAATCAAGATTTAGAAATAGTTAATGATTTAAAAGTAACAGATAATACAGAAGAAATAAAAAATTTAGACAAAGTAGAAAAAATAGATGAAACAAATAAATTAGATAATTCTAGTGTATTAGAACATACAGAAGAATTAGAAGATACAAAAGAATTAGAGATTGTAGATGCCAATATTGATAATATTGAATTAGAAAATGAAAATTCTTTAAAAGAATTAGATATATCTTTAGAAAGTGATATAACTTTAGAAAATGATGATGAAAATCCAATTACTTTAAAAAAACCGAATGATGTTTATTTGGAAATATATAAAAATGCAAGAGACCGAGCAAAAAAAATGAGACAAGCTGCGGTGGAGGCATATTTAGAAGCAAAAAATATAAAAAATAAATATTTATTGGATGATATTTTATCTGAAGATGAAAATAGTAATTTCGGAGAAAATGAAGAGATAGAAGATATCGAATAAATATGATTTATAAATTTAGAAAAAATGTGTATTTTTAAAATTATTTTATCATTCATTTTATATATATGAAAACTTTAAACGAGTTCATGAAATTCCTTCAAAAAAATATGTTATTTGTCCTTGGATTAATCGTTGCTGTTGTTGCTGTTGTAATGTATTCGAGAAAACAAGGAACAAACTTCTCACCAATGACTAATAAGTCAGCCCCCGAGAGATCATCAGAAGAATCATGGGAAAGCAAACCAAGAACTTTATGGAGTGAAATGTCTCCTGGTGTTATTGATCAAGCCCATAAAGGTGCTGCTGGAGCTTCTAGCAAACCACCAATGGCCGCAAATCCTGTAGGAATGAACAGTGGTCCAGCAAATGCGGATGGTATTCAAACAGTTACATCTGGTGTTCCACTATCGTGTAATCGCCAAGAAATAGCTAACCCCTCTGAATTATTACCTAGACAAGATAATGAATTTGGAAATATGAATCAAAATGGAGCTGGTGATTTACAAAATGTTAATTTATTAAGAGCTGGTTACCACGCAGGCATTGATACTATTGGTAGCACATTAAGAAATTCTAATTTACAATTAAGATCTGAGCCTCCTAATCCAACTAACAAAGTTAGTCCATGGATGAACTCTACTATTGAACCTGATTTAATGAGAGTTCCATTAGAAGTTGGATGTGGTTCACAATAAATTATAATTTTTATTTAATTCATTATATAAATAATATATATAATGAATAGTCATTTATTAGGATTCATATTAATTTGTTTAATTATTATATTATCATATCGCATTTATATAGATTCTGATCTTTTTCATTTAAAATGTATAATTTCGAATGTAGATGGTAATACTTATTGTGTTCGTGAAAGAAGTAAACTAGAATTAGCAGCTGATAAATTAGCAAAAGTAAATCAAAATATGAAATCTTTAGTTGAACATTGTAAAAATAATTTTGATAGCGAAGACAGAATAAAACGTTTAACAGAAGGTTTCAATCCAAAAAAAATTACAGAAACATTACCGACAAGTGAATTTACTGCATATAGTGAAAATAAGGGAGAAAAAATAGCATTTTGTTTAGATACTGAAAAAAATAATAAGGGGAGACTTATAGATTTAAATACTTTAACATTTGTAGCAATACATGAATTATCTCATGTTGCTAGCAAATCGATTGGTCATACTCCAGAATTTTGGGTAAATTTTAAATTTTTATTACAAGAAGCCGAAAAAATAAATATATATAAACCGGTTGATTATAGTAAGAATCCTAAAAAATATTGTGGTATGGAAATAAATGATAATCCTTATTTTTCATAAATTAATAAATCAATATCTATATTTTCTATATTTTTTAGTTTTTCATTAGCTGCTAGCTTCCACTCTTTTTCATTATAATAAAAAAATTTGTCACATAAATATTTCTTATTAATTTTTGTAATAAATAATTTATTTACAATATTCTTTCGTAGAAATGACTCATATATTAATTGTCCACCTATAATCCATACCTCTTGATAATTTTTAGTATTACAAAATTCAATAATACTATTAATATTATCAAAAGTTTTAATTATATTATCTTCTCTCTTTTCATCAATAATTATAGACGAGGATAAAATTAAATTATCTCTTTTAGGTAAAAAATTATTAGGTAAACTTTCAAATGTATTTCTACCCATAATAATAGCATTATTATTATTTCCTTTAGTTAATTTTGAAAATATTTTTAAATCTTCTTTGATATTCCAAGGTAAACTATTATTATAACCAATGCCATTATTTTCACATATAGCAACTATAATATTATAGTTCATAACTATATAAAATATTATGTGATTATTTTATATAGTATGTCTACAATATATAAAATATATAAATTAAAAAGTAATACTGTAGAAAAAATTTATGTTTTCAACGAAGATAATACTATAAATATAGATACTATATTTGAAAAATATGAATTAGATATTATAAAGAAATATAATATTAATTATGAAATCATAAATACAAATATTTATCCAGATGATACTATAGAAACAATAAAGAAAAAATTTATCAATATAGAAAAAAATGTTTCGATTGATGAATTATATTTATTTAGTAATGTAAATGAAGATTTTAATAGTGAAACTATTTATAAAAATTTAACACAAAATAGCAAAATACAATTAACAAAAAGTATTTTAATTGAATTTTTATTGAACATATCAAATTTTGATATAAAAACTTTACCAGATAAATCAATATATACATATGATGATATATTATCATTAAAGTTAGATAAATATAATTTAGTCAATAAACCATTAGGACAGAAATTTACTTACAAAAATATTAACATTTCGTATATTGTTAATCCATTTAATTTATTAGAAGTGGATGATATATTTAAAAAAAATGTTGAATATTTTGTAAATACAACAAATAAACAAGTATTATTATCAAATAATAAAATTAAAAGTAATATTATCTATTTGTGTCAGGCTGAAGATGTATTAAATTATGCTATAAATAATAATATAGATGAAAAAAATATTATTAAAATGTATTATCCCTATTTATATGATAATGAAATATTAAATAAAGCAGAATTAAATAATAGTAAACCATTATTATTAAAAAAAAGTAAAGATTATATAGATAAAAATTTTATTAAAAATATAGAAAATGTAGAATTATTTCATAAAATATATAATAAAAGAACAACTGATATTGATTATATTAAAAAAGGTATAAAATATATATCATTTAATATAATTCCATTATATAATTTTATATTACCATTAGAAGTAATATTCAAAATTATACATGCTGATAAAAATATACCATTAATTAAATATAATCCATCAAAAAGAATGGAAAAAATTTATAAATTATATTGTGATAAACTAGCTACAAATGGTAAAAAAATACCTTATTTATCAAAAGGGACTATTTTCAAAATTATTAAAAATATTGCTACGCAAAAATCTATTGCTTTTTATATAAATGTTAATGATAATAATATAATTAATTTTGTTTGTCATATTTATCAGGATGCTTCTATAAATATTGAATTAGATTTGGATAATCCTTATAGTGTAATAGAATGTGAAGAATTAATTAAAAATAATATTAATAATATAATTAATAAAGTATCAGATTTTATAAAAGAATCTGGATATACATTGAATTTATTTGATAATTTATATGATAATAATGTGGAAATAGAAAATATAAGTTATGAATATTATCTTCCAATAAAAAATAATATAATATTATCAAAATTAACATCATGTATAACGTCAATATTTAATGTTGAACAAGGAAATTTAAAAGATATTATTAGAATGAGATATAAAAGAGTAAATAACTACAATGAAATGAGTGCTATTGAATCTACAATTATTGATTTAATTCAAAATGAAGTAGAACAAGAAAATATAATAAAAATTATAAAAGATAATTATGGGCTCAATGAAAAGGATATCATTGAGAGATTAAAAGATGTTTTAAATTCTATACAAGTAATAGAAAAAACAGGAAAAAAGAAGAAAATAAAATTAAAAAATAACCCTGGATTTTTAACTACAATAAAACAAGACCAATTTAAAAATAATATTACTATAACTATAAATAATATAAGTAATATAAAATATATTGATATTTTATCAATATATATTGATTCATTAATACGTATAACACAATATCCAGATACTACTAATGTAAAATTAGAAGAAATAAGTAAAATGTGTTCAAAGAAAGAAATAAAACAAGAAATACAAATAGAAGAAATTGCTCCATCCCCTGAAAAAGAATTAGAAGTAGAAATAGCAGAGGAACTAATTTTTGATTCTCCAGAAAAAGTTTCAGATGATAAGGAAGATTTATTAAATATATTAATGGGTTCTGATATTGATAAAGATGATGAAGAAATAGAAATTGATGAAGAAGAAATAGAACTAGACGATGAAGAAATACAAGAAGGAGGAGTTAATAGCGATATAGAAATTGATGATGAGGAAATAACACAGAAAGAATCTTCTGATAAAAAGAAAAAAACAAAGAAAAAAATAAAAATTCTTGAAAAAACTATTAAAGATGATAAAGAGGATGATGAAAAAATAATTTTAGAGAAGCAATTAGAAGGAAAAAAATTAGAAAAAGATGTTACGGGTATGAGTTTATCAAATCCAAACCCTTTTTATAAAAGAATGGAAACAAGAGATCCAAAACTATTTCAAACTGATATAGATGGCAAATTTAAAGCATATTCTCGTTTATGTCCTTGGAATGTAAAACGTCAACCTGTAATATTAACAGATGAAGAAAAGGCAAATATAGATAAAAATCATCCAGGTTCTTATGATGAAGCAATAAAATATGGAAGCTCAAAAGACAATCAATATTGGTATATATGCCCTAGATATTGGAGTTTAAAATATGATACTAGTTTAACTGAAGAGGATGTTAAATCAGGAAAATATGGAAATATAATACCTGATAAAAGCAAAAAGGTTCCAAAAGATAGTTCTATTTTTGAATTTACAGATAATAAAGAACATATAGATAATCAAGGTAATTATGTTAAACATTATCCTGGATTTTTAAAAGAAGGAAGTCATCCTGATGATTTATGTGTTCCTTGTTGTTTCAAATCCTGGGATAGTCCCGCACAAAAAGAAAGAAGAGATCAATGTATTAATAATAAAGTTGTAGAAAAAGAAGTAGATGACCAAGATGATTATATTAAAGGAAGTGATAAATTTCCTTTAGATAAAAATAGATGGGGCTATTTACCTATAGCAATACAGAAATATTTACAAACAGACAACAAAAAATGTCAAATAAGTATTACAAATACAAATTTGAAACCGAACCATCTTTGTTTATTGAGAAGAGGAGTAGAATTTAATAAAAATCAATCATTTATTTCATGTTTAAGTGATTTATATATTGATTACATAGTTCCAAAAGTTAAAATATTGACTACAAAAGATATGAAAAATATATTAATAACTTCTCTCAATTTAGATTTATTTATTAGTTTACAAAATGGAAGTTTAATAAGTAATTTCAAAGATAAAAAAATTAATTATAATATCAAAATAGATGATACTTATAAAAATACTAAGATATATAAAAGTATAAATTTTGATGATAAAAATCAAAAAAATTATTTGATACAAGTAATTTCTGCATATCAAAATTTTATAGATTATTTAAACAATGATAATATAATTATAGATTATACATATTTATGGGATTTAATATGTTTACCAAATAAAAATTTATTCAAAGATGGTTTAAACTTAATAATATTAGAAATGAATGAAAATGATATAACAAATAATATAAATTTAATATGTCCAATAAATCACTATTCATCTGAATTATTTGATATTAATAGAAATACAGCTATTTTGATAAAGAATGGTAATTATTATGAACCAATTTATGCTGTAGAAGATAAAATAAAATCTATTGTTGTAACAAAATTATTTAATATTAGAAATAAAAATCTAACGAAAAATATCATAAATGTTTTAGAAAATATAGATAAAACAGTTAATAAATATTGTGGAACTTATCCTTCCTTACCAAACGTATATACTTTCAAAGAAAATATTAAATTATCAAAATTAGTTAAATTATTATTAATCAATAATTACACTATTGAAAAACAGATTATAAATTATAATAGTAACACAATTGGAATTATTGCTGAAAAAGAAAATAAAAAGGGATTTATACCATGTTTACCATCTAGTATAATACTAGATTATGATTATACATGGATGGATGATGATATATGGAATAATTTTAAAGATACTATAAATTTTTTGAATTTTGTATATGAAGATAATAATAAAAAAATTCCATGTAAACCATTAATAAAAGTTTTTGAAGATGAATACATTATAGGAATAATAACAGAAACTAATCAATTTATTGCTTTAAATGAACCAGAATTAGATACTTTTGATGATAAATTAGAAAGTATCAAAGAGAATAATTATTTAAATGCTGATATAAAATCATCTATAAGTAATGAAAGAGATAAAGAGAGAATAAACTACATTAAAAATATAGAATTAGAAACATCATTCTATAATAGTTTTAGAAATACAATTAGAATATTATTGGGTTTACAAAAACATGTAACAATAAGAAAAGAAATAGAGAATATATTAAATTTGGAAACAATGTTATATTTTGAAAAATTAAAAATTATAGATACAAAAATAAGAGAATTAACAAAAGAATCCATACAATTTGTGGATTATAAAGAAGAAGAACTTTTAAAAATAGATAAATTATCGTCTTGTTATAATATTTCAAATGATAAATGTAGAGAGAAAAAGTTTTGTAGTTTAGATGAAACAAATAATAAATGTAAATTATTAATACCAAAAATTAATTTAATAAATAAGAATGATAATGAAAAAATTTATTTTTCTAAGATATCAGATGAATTAATAAGATATATTAGAATTAAAGAATTTATTTTTGAATCTAAAACTTTTCTCTCTTTTAATGAAATAAAATTTGATTTAAACGACGATGAAATTATATTATTACAATCATTGTTAACACAAGATTATTTTGAGAATATTGAAATAATGAACCCTAATCCATATATTAATTACAATTCTTATTATACTACAAATCCACAAAAAACACAATATTATACAAATGAAATTCTAGATGAAGATAAAAAAGATGATAGTAAGAAAGAAAAGAAAAAATTAAAAATAAAAACAGATTTGAGTGTTAAAGAAGCAATTGAAGAAAAAGAAAAAATATATTGTAAAAAAATAGAGAGAAGTATACAAGATAAATGGAAAGATATTTTACCAAATGATTGTAATGAAATCTATTATGATATGGATAATAATAATTGCTCTTTTAAAATATTAATTAATATAATAAATAGTTATAATTTATTTAATGAAGGACTATTTGTTTATGAAATAAATAGTATAAATAAATTAAAAAATATTTTAATAGAAAGCTATAATGAATTAATAAATGACGATAATATTAATATTATTTATGATATTTTAGAGAATGAAGGAAAAACAAATATGATTAATAAAATAAAATTAGGAACCGCTAGTTTGGATATCATCATATTATCAGAAGAATATTATATGAGTAATTTTGATTTATGGATTTTATCAAATAAATTAGAATTACCTATTTTATTAATATCACCAACAAAAATACAATATAATTCTGAAGTTATATTTAAATTAAATAAGTTAGATTTTGAGAATATAGATATATTTTACATTATAAAAATACAAAAAACAAAAATTAAAGATGAACAAAGAGTAATATATAAATTAATAGAATGTAATAATGATTATAAAATAAAATATGATGATTTATCGGAAGAATTCAAAAAACAAATAAATAATAATCAATATATAACATTAGATACGTTTATAAGTAAATATAAGAAAACAAAGAAAAAATTAAAAATAATACAAGAAGATAAAGATGATAATAAAGAAGAAGAAAAACAAGAAATAAAAATAAAAATTAAGAAAAATAAAAAATAATAATATTATATAAATGTCAATAAATAATATTATTATTTCTCTAATAATAATAGCTATTATTTTTTTACTTTTATATAGATCATTTTCTCATCAATTAATTTTTGCTGAAAAAATAACATTATTTTCTATTGTTTCATTTATAATAATTTTATTATTTATAAATGCGAAAGATATTGTAAAAATAATAAAGTCAAAAAATATATATAATTTTTTAGCTATATCTTTTGCTTTTATAGGTAGTGTTATTTGGTTTGTTGGAGAATATTTAGTTTATACTGGAAGAGAAAAACATAGTTTATTGGATCCTATTGGTGCATTTTTTTCATCTTTTTCAGCTTTAATAACCTTGATAATATTTATACATAATTAATTTACTGTTTGTAGCCAAATTTTATAATTGCAATACCTAAAGTTATCCATAAAATTAAAGCAAAAATGGTAATATAATTTACAGGAATAGTTTTATTATAATATCTAATTAATAATATAGATGTTATAGCAGTAGTTACTAATATATCTGATAAAATAGCACCTTGGAAAAATTTTTCTCTTACTTTATCATTTAGTAAAAAAAATGATGTTATTAAAGATATTGGGAAGGCACCTACTAATCCTGAGTATGCTGGAGGAAATACAGTAGATACATATTTACTAAAACTAATAATAGAACCTCCTATTAAAAAAGTTTTTAAATATTCTGTCATATAATTTAAATATATAATAAAATATATAAAAATTTTAAATATTTTATTATATAAATGGATAATAGTTTTATTTTTTTATTAGAAGAAAACTTAGATAGTAAACTTATTGAAAATTTTATTAATAATGTTGTTAATATAAACAATGAAAAAATGGATTTATTATTTGAGTGTTTATTCAATAATTATTTATTAATATTATTTACAATAACTTGTTTTTCTACAATATTTTGCTGTCAAAATCGAACAATGTATAAATACAAATTAATAACCCAAGAAGAAAATAAAGATGAATTTGTTAAAGGAGTTCCAGCTTAATGACTTATAGTATTTCCATATATAAAATATGGATTTAAATAAATTAATGGTAATTGTGAATAATTAAATTCATATGATTCTTCTGGTTGTTCACTAGTTTCTGTTTCCCTTTCATCTGGTTCTCTTTCATCTGAATCATTATCATGAATTTCAATAGGTTCTAATTGATCTTCATCTTCATCTTGATCTTCATCTTCATCTTCATCTTGACCTTCATCTTGACCTTCATATTCATATTCAATTTCATATTCATCTTCATTAGTTTCTTGATTATTTTCTTCATTATCATTTTGCTGAATAAGAGTATTTTGTAAATTTTGTAATAAATCAGTTGAATTGGTATTTAGACTTGTATTAAATCTGTATATTAAATGTATATTATTTTCATTATCTCTCTTTTTTGTTACAAATGGTTCACCATAATTTGGATTTAATTTATTAAAATTAATTAATTTTTGTATTAATTGATTTGTTGAAAGAAACTTAAGATCAGGATTTAATGAATATATAGATTTTAAATATAATTCAAGATATGGTTTATTAAAATGATTAACTAAAATATTTGGTGGGTAAAAAAAATCTATAGTTGTTTTAGCATAAATAAAATATTCTTTAAACATGGATAATATATAATTTCTTTTATCTAATATATTATCTCCTTTTATAAATTTTTTGATACTTTCTTCCCTTAAATAACATTCATTATTCATTTTAAATTTAAATAAATCAAAATTATCAGTAAATAATCTATCAAATAAATATGGCATTAAAAAGCTACTATTTTTGATTTTAAAATAAATATAATAAAGTTCTCCTTTATCAAATGGAATATTAGTGTATGGATTTTTTATTTCTTGAGGTGTTGATATAAAGTTGTAATCATAAGTTAATGCATTATTAATTATAGTTATAATATCTGAAATTCTAAATTTATATATTGTTTTATCATTTTTACAAAATAAAGAAAATACTATATTTGATTTAATAGTATTAAAATCATTCATACATAAATCACAATTTACATCATAATGTTTTGCCTTATATTTTTTGTATAAAAAACTAATTCTATTCAAGGAATTATATGTTTTTTGTGTTTTTGAAAATATATCGAATAAATAGTTTCTATCTTCTTCGCTTAATTTATCATTTTGTAATATATAATAGTCAAAATAATTTATTCTATAATCTGTATAAGTTTTATATTCATTTTTTTTATGAAAAATTATAGCACTAACAAAATTATATATATGTAATATTAATATATTATCATTGTAGTTATTAATATTATCTAAAAATTCTTCAAGAATAATATTCGAAGTATATTTATTATATTTTAAAAAAAGACTAGTAAAAATTTCCATAGTATGCTAATATAATATGTATTAATATATTTAAATAAAATTAAAATAATAAAAATTGATTTACATTTATAATTAAAATAAATTATTAATCAAAATAACTATGACAAATCATTGCGTTTGGCTTTCTCTTGATCCAGTTCGTCGCAAGGTTGATTTTTATCCAAAACCAATCGCAAAAAGAATTGAAAAAGCATTTCAAGAAAGAGATGTATATTCTGCTGAAGCATTAGTTCTAGGAAGTGATTTCTTTAATTCTACTATTCATTTTCATCCATCTGGATCGTGTTATCAAACAACACCTGGTATGTCAATGGGAAGAGCTGGATTCAAACAATCAGGATATAGAAGTGTTAAAAGAATCAATATTAATTCAACAGATGAATATATTGATGTTTATTCAAAGCAAATTCATGGTGAATGGAGAATTTGTTCTAATTATTTAGATAGTGATATTACTTTTCATGAAAAAATAGATAAAAATTGTGTAATAGAAACAACTTTATTGAATGTTGAAGATTTGAAAGAATGGGAACCAGATCATTTAAATATGGAAAATGAAAATGATTTAAATAATTCTGTTGTTGTATGGCAATGGTGTCGAGGTGTTCCAGAAAAACAGGGTAATTTGATGATTTTAGGAGATAATTGGTGGACACCTTACCTATACCCACAAAATAAAATTATTGAAAAAGCTTTCAAAGAAAAAGAAAATCATATCAATATTACTATTCCTTTTGATGATTCAGTTAGAAGAATTCACTTCAACAATGATTCATGTTTTGGAAATCAATTTGATGATATAAATAATAAATGTAGACTCATTAGAAGAAAGATTGTTACTGTAGGCCAGCTTCAAGAATTAATAAAAAATATTAATGTAATTCCAAGAAGCATTTCTGATATTTTAGCAGAGTTAGATGATGATAGCATCCCAAGGGAATTTATTTGTTGTATAACTCAGTCGATTATGAATGATCCGGTTAAAACTGTAGATGGTCAAACATATGATAGAGTTGCGATATTAAAATGGTTTGAACAACATAGCACATCGCCACTTACTGGTCTTGTTTTACCTAGTAAAGAACTAGTTCAAAACTTTGAACTAAAAGAACAAATTCTACAATATGCTAATTCACAAGACAATGTTACTAGTTAATTAGAAAATTTTATAAAAAAATATAAAATAATAAATATTTGAAAACATTGTTCAAAAATATTTAAATTATCATTAGTTTAACTATTTTTTATTTTATTTCTAAGCAAATGGATCATAATCATTATCTTCACCAATGTCAACTGCTTTAATATTATTAATATTTGTTTGAATACCAATATTTGTAATATTACATGGATCATTTGGATCAGCAATGTCAGCAAATTCTTTACTAATTATTTCATTTGGATCTTGTTTACTCCAAATATTATCTTCTTCTTCATTTAACATTTTATTAATATCTAACATAACTTGGAATGATGATGTTCCAAAATATCCTTCTTGACCACACATAACATTTGCAGATACACCTTTCATAATATCTAATTCAGCATGTTTTGCTGCTTTTAAAAACATTTCTGGTGTTTCTTCAAATGAAGCTTTAGCAATTGGCCCAATATTATCATTATTAATACCATGACGGAAAATAGATGTTAATTTATAATTACAAGTCATTCTATCACATAACAAATTAATATGATGATGGTTAATATATGTACCTCCAAATTCCATAACCTCTTTAATTTCATTAAATAAACATTTACGA